TGCAAGATATTGGTCTTGCAAAAAATGGTAACAACAGGAGATAAATTATGCCAATGGTAAATGGAAAAAAATATGCTTATACTAAAAAAGGTAAAGCTGCTGCAAAGAAAGCAAAAGAAAAAATGAAAAAGAAAAAAAAGAAAATGAAATATAAGAAATAACAACTAGGTGTAATCATTTTTATGATTGGGTATGAGGAGGGAAAACAATATGCCATTTAGTAAATACAGTAAAAAACAAAAAAGATTAGCAAGAGTTGCACCGCCAAGAGATAAGATTACTGGTGCTGATTTTAAAGCTATGAAGAAAAAGAAGAAGAAGAAAAGATAATGGCTAAACTTTGTGCAAAAGGTAAAGCTGCCGCTAAAAGAAAATTCAAAGTATATCCTAGTGCTTATGCTAATATGTATGCTTCAGGTGTATGTTCAGGTAGAATAAAACCAAAGAAGAAAACTAAAAAAAGAAAATGAGTTTAAGAAAGTGGACATCAGAAAAATGGGTGGACATAGCCAATCGTAAAAAGGGTGGTGGCTTTCCTCCTTGTGGAAGATCAAAAGGTGAGAAAAGAAAGAACTATCCTAAGTGCGTACCATTATCAAAAGCAAGATCAATGTCCGCTAGTCAAAGAGCCTCTGCTGTTTCAAGAAAAAAGAAAGCTGAAAGAAAGTCAAGAAAAGGAAAGAAACCAAACTATGCCAAAACATAAAAAACTTTGGAAGAAACCTAAAGTTATTATTATTGATATTGGTAAGTGTAAATATTGTAACGAAGACATGACTAATCAAGAAAGTTTTGTGGCCTTTTATCCTAAAGGTAAAGCTCATTATAAATGTATGAGAGAGGATGATAGAAAAAATAATTAAATATGCCGAATAACTTTTTCAATCAATTCATACCATTGTTCTTTATACTTACTATCTTTGGTTTTGTTATACAAATTAGCTAGTTCATCTAGCTTATCAGTTTTTTCATCTCTAACTGTTTTGTCGTTAAGCCAATCATATTTCTTGCCTGACTGACTTAACGATTTCATTTATTGTTCTATTGTTTTAATTTCTTCCTCAATATATGAGTCAGATATATCGTTATATGAATTGGGATTAGGATATAACTTTTCATTCCTTACTTGATTACATCTATTAATCTCAGGAAACTTATCTTCATATTTTAAATGACTTGTAAAGTTTTCAAAGTTAAATCCATCTGAAAAATAACTTACTGGCACATTAAAAAAATGAGCTAACCAACCCATTAAAAATGCACTCAATCCATTGTAACCTTTTTCGTATTTCTGAATTTGTTGAAAGGTAACATTTATTTCCTTTGCAACATCTGATTGACTCATCTTATGTATTAATCTTAAATTTCTTAGCTTAGTTCCAACATGAGTATTAAATCTAATACTGTTGGGATCTTTTGGTTTTGCAGACATGAATAGCCTTCCTTTCTTGTTACTTTTTCAATAATAAAACTATTTACTGTTCGTAGATAGCTTGTGCGTCTTTATTTTGAGCATCAACAATTCTTCTTACTAACTGTTTATACTCTACATAATCCTTTAATGTATGGACACACATTCTTGTATCTACAGAGGCCATGATCTTATTATGGCACTTTTGTAGTTTTCCATACAGTCTAGGAATATCATTACTTAGGTTCATTACGATCCTCCTTTTTCTTTATAATTGAATGCACCAAATTTTTATGCGATATTTCCTTTACAACCGCATTCTCTGTTGCATTCATCTGACCTGCCGCCTTCTCAACAGAGTCAAATTCTTCTTCTAAAGTTGCAGCAAATTCATAGTAATATATTTTTTTACAACTCATAGTAATTATTGACTTTTAATTTACTGTTTTTTATATGTTTCGTCAACATATACTTTCTCATAAAAACATTGTCTGATTTTATCAATTTTAACTTCTCAGCGTTCTTTAATAAGATGCCAACTCTTTGCTTGGTTAAGTTTAATGCTTTGCCAATCTCATCTAACTTAGGAAAACAATCATGCTCATTGTAATAAGCAGACATAAAATCTATGATTTCTTTTATTCTAGGACTGTAAAATATCTTGGCCATTATTCATCCTTCTCTTTCATATTTTTAAGCATAGTCTTTAATAGATCATTATATCCTGCAATATCTTTATGAGTATCTTCTTTGTATATATCTTGTTTGCTTCCATCATCAATTGTTCTAGTTAATTTTAATACAATCATAAGCTGTGGAACAATAGTAATGGGTACTTTAATTTTGTGTCCATTGATTACTTCCAATGTTGATTGAATAAAGTTTGCAATAATGTATGCGTTTTTATCAAAATCACCATATTCCATTTGTTTCTTTTCAAGCATTTGCTTGACCATTTTTTCACCTATATCTATCCATTTAACATTATCGTCTGACATCTAATCTCCTTTTTTTTATTTACAAATACATCCATAAAAACTTCCAGTATTATTATTCATAATATGTTGGTTAAATGGTTCGTTGGCATAGGTTGTTAATTTTAATCTAAGTATCTCACAAAGATCAAAGCAATCTATAGAACCAACTAATTTTATATTTTCTAACATCTGTTTTGTTACTGGGTACAAACTATAAATACCATCATTTAAAATAATTAAATCCATAATTAAAAGGGGTGGCAGTTAACTAACTTAGCAGGGAGCAAAAGAACCCACCACCCCATTTATTACAAGTTACATTTGTTGTTTAGGTTTTCTTTCTTGTAATTTGTGAACAATCTTTCCATCTGGTTTGGTATTAATCCATTCAGTAAGATTGATTGTATCTCCTTGTTTTAAATCTTGGCTGACCTTAAATGATCCCCAAAACTTTTCAGGATTTTCATTATCTCTATTTAAAAATCCCTCTCCTTCTTTTAATTCAAACGCCATAATTAACTCCTTTTATTGTTATGTTTGATTCTTAATGCGTTAAATTTTTTAAAGTTATCAGACTTGAAAAACGCATCCCAAATTCCAGCCTTACTTATTCTAGTCTTGAGGTTTTCTAATTCACTTTTCAAGACTGTAGAATTTTTATTATCTTTATTTTGTTCAATGACATCTAATTGAGTTGCAATATAAATATCATCTATCTTAACTTCTTTATTAGTTTCTTTAACAACTGTCTTAGATAGCTGAGTGGTAAATGGTTTGGCATTATATCCATCTTCCATATCTTTAGCTTCATCCTCATCATCTTTCATTCCAGTTCTTAAATTTAAAGCATTTAAAAAAGCATACTTTCTTGCATAAGACATACAGTTACCTGAACCATATTTATCTTTCTTAGCAAGAGCATGAGTTTCAATTTCAATAGAAGAAGAAGGGTCATCCAAATCTACAATAGTCATCTTACAAGTGGTTCTGACAAAATCATCTTCAATATTAAAATCTTTGTATGTGCAGTATGGATATAAATCATTTTTAATTAATGCTTCCATAGCAACAGCTTGAACCGCATCATGTTCTAATGGGTTAAAATTCATGCCACCTTTCTTCTCAGTTTTCTTAACCATTCTAGCATCAGCGGAAGCTAACTTTAGTTTTTTATATATATTATTTGACATTTTTTCCTTTCTTTATTTTTGGTGTTGGCCTTAATGTTTCAAGCATCCTATCTTTAAATGCTATATCGTCTTTTAGTTTTTGTATTTTTTCTTTATACTTGTCATCAATAACTCTTAATTTATCATCTCTATCTATTAACATTTGTGAGTATCTTTTATTATCCTGTCTAAGATTTCTCAATTCTGTTTGCATCTTTGCAAGTTCCATCATTACTTTGTCAGTCATTATTTTTCCTCCACAATAATAAATTTAGTTGATTTTGATTTGCCTTTAAAAATTAAATCCAAACAATCTTTAATTTTTTTAGCTTCCTCATAAGTATTATATGCAAAAGGTTCTAAACCTAACCAACCATCACAACCTGATTGATCAAAATCTTCTGTGGGTAGATTAAGAGTTAAGCCTTCAAATGTATTTTTTTTTAATATATAATATTTATTCATTATTTTTCCTTTCGTTACTCAATCCTGTTTGTAAAATTAATTTGTGTTTTATCTGATTACCATTGTAAGTAAGTCTTACAATTTTTTGTCTAGTGTCCATGTCATCTTCTTGTTTAAAAATTAAACCTAATTTTTTTAAAACATTTACACACCTAGATATAGAAGCGTTAGGAACAATTGAGCGATAGTAATCATAAAACTTATGCTCTATATCTTTTAAAGATAATTCCTTTTTTTCTTTGCAAATAATATTGTAAATCATAACAGCCCTTAAAGGCACACCATTGTTAGATACCTTTTTCTTTTTTGATAAATTATTAAACTCAATACAAGTTTCTCTAAAGTTCATTTTCCTCCTTATAGTTTTTCATAAAAGTCTTCCAATCTTTGCATATCTTCTTCATGGTAGTTCTCTAATAAAAAATTAGATTTGTAGTTTCTAATTTCTGACCAATCCACACCAATAATCATAGCAAGTTTTCTCATATCCCCATTTGCCATCCTCAACATTTCCTGTCTTTGAATATTAATTTGTATGAATTTTTTAAAGAAATACTGAAGACCTTTAGGCGTAAGTTCCCAACAATTATCAGGGGTAAAGATAGTATAATCACTATCACCTACATAAATTAAATAAGGTTTATATTTATAATCAAAATGTTTAGAATAAATTGCTGTTTGAATACAATGAGTAAATTGAGGATATTTTATTACTTGAGATTTAGAATACACCCAATCCCCAATTCTATTTTCATTTGGCTTATCATCTTTTTTAGGTTTTTTTAGTGGCTTCAAACTCACATTGCCAAACCTATTTTTATGTTCAGTTATTTTTTTTTCATTATCATTAACGCAATCAATGTAACCTTCATTGGCAAGGTTTAATGTTTGACCCATGTACTTATCATTGTACCAATCAGAGAAAGGTTTTTCTGATGACCATCCTGAAAAATTATCGGACACTTCATTGATAGCTTCCAAGTGTCTTTCAACATAACCTTTAATTTTTTTTAAAATAAATTGTGCTTTCATCTTATGCTTTTCTTCAAACTCAAACTGTTCTATGTGAGTTTTAAAAGCAAGTTCAACATCATCAATCTTTGCCTGACCAATTAATATATTTTGAAACCAATCATGGACAAAAGTACCAGCTTTAAAACTGATTGAAGGTTTTTCTTGTTTGAATTTTAAGTATGGGAATAACTGATATTTATTATACCACATCCAATTAGAGAGTGCTGTTTGACTAGGTGAGGTTGTTGCTTTATTGAAATCACCTGTAGTCCAAGCTAAATCTGTAAATCTTTCTTCCATCTGATTAAAGTATTTACAAATTATTTACAATTAAGTCAATAGTTTTATTTGATTTATTTTTAAAATAATATATCTAATATAAATGAGTGTAGAAAAGGTAGATTTAAATTGGGAAGAAATATTATCAGGTGCTTCAACTGGGATTGTCAGGGAAGTGGAAAGTTTAAGACAGAATATTCAATGGGGTCATGGTGCTAAGTTTGACCGCTATCAAAAGTGGGGAAAGAGTGTATCAGGTACGCTTTGCGAAATGGCATTGGCCAAAAAAATGAAATCGTATTTTACTCATTCAGTTAATAATTTTCATGGTAAGGATTTAATCATAGATAATAAACCAGTTCAAGTCAGATCACAGCTATATTCAAAGCCTAGTAAATCACTTATCATAAGACAAGGACATAAACCTGAAGACTATTACTTCTATGTTGGTGATGATTGCCCAACCTTTTATTTCTATGGCTACATACAGGCAAAAGATTGTCGGAAATATGGCAAGTGGACAGATTTTAATCAAGACAGGCCTCATGTATGGGCTGTACCTATTGAAAGTCTTAAACCTATCAAAGATTTTATAAATGAAACCTAGTTTAGAACCATTCTTAAAAGTAGAGCATTCATTATTAGATAATGAGGTGCTAACATCTACTGAGAAATGCCTCTATATGCTTCTGAGAAGGCTTGAGAACGCACCTAAAGGCTGTACACCTTCCTATGCCTATCTAAAACGAAAACTTAAAATAAAGGACAATAGGACAGTTCTGAGAGCTTTGGACAGATTACAACTATTTGGCTATATTACATGGGTAAATAGAGGTCAGAATAAAAGTAACAAATATCATTTTAGAGGCGATACTAACTTTCAATCTATATTGCAAGACAACCTAAGATTGCGTAAGGTTATGGCACAAAAGCAACAGATTAGATACAACCAAAAATTGAGGGATAACTTTGTGAATAAGAAGGGGATAAAGGTTATAAATAGTTAACATCTTATTAAGAAGGGGTCTGTCGGTGGTGTAATGGATGCAAATCGGTGGTGTAATAAATGTACCTTAATAAAGATATAATATAAATATATAACTAGTTAGTAATATGACTAAATATGT